TAATAAGGTCTGGACGTCGCTTTTGGTTGTCATGGGCGAGATGCTGCAGGTGCAGGGCGACGTTGCGTTCGAACCGACCGCAAGCGGCGACCCCGAAGTCGCAGAAGCGCTGACAAAGGTCTATCGCTCGATCCTGCGCTCGAATCAGTACTCTCAGTACGAAGCGGACGTTTTCGACTCCGGCATCATTCGCGGTCGCGGCTTTTTCGACGTGAGACTGAATTTCAACGACCACATGCAGGGCGAAGTGAAAATACGCTCTGTGAACAGCAAGAACGTCGTCATCGACCCTGATGCGACTGACATGGACCCCGACACGTGGAAAGAAGTGTTTTACACGCAGTGGATGACTTCGAACGACATCAAACTGCTTTTCAACGAAGAGGACGGTAAAGCGCTGGAAGAAACCGATCCACGCTCGTTCCGCTTCGGTGTCGACTCAGCTGATTCCCTTATGAACACTTTTGGCGGTGCTATTCGCGTCGGTAGAAACCGTAGCGCGTTTATGCATCCTTCGTTTTACCCCCAGTCGCGGTCAGCATTCGATTCGAAGGTGCGTCGAATAATCCGTGTGATCGAGCGTCAGTACAAAGACATCGATAAGCGAGACCACTTTGTGGACAGAGATACAGGCGACATGCGCATGATTCCCGAAACATGGGAGCATGAGCGAGTTGCGGAGTACGTGCAGCAAACCAACGCACTCGTGCTCCCCAAGAAGATCGAGCGTATCAAGTTCATGACGACAGCCGACGACCGCGTGTTGTTCGACGACTGGGTCCCTTTCAAGCACTACACGCTCATTCCGTACTTCCCCATCTTTCATGAGGGTCGTGCGATTGGGTTGGTAGAGAACCTCATCTCGCCGCAGGACATGCTCAACAAGACGCTCTCACAGGAGCTGCATGTCATCAACACGACTGCGAACAGCGGCTGGCAGATGGAGGAAGATTCGCTCGTCAACATGGATCCAGAGGAACTGGAGCAGCGCGGTGCCGAGACCGGTGTCGTGCTCGTGCGTCGGCGCGGTACGCTTCCCTTGGAGAAGATCTTGCCGAACCAGGTACCGACTGGCCTCGACCGGATGGCATTCAAGGCCGATGAGTATGTGAAAGACCTTTCCGGCGCATCCGATTCCAAGCGCGGGTTCGACCGTGCAGACGTGTCCGGTAAGGCTATCAAGGCCAAACAATTTGCAGGTTCCGTCAACTTTGCCAAGGCGTTGTTCAATCTCGTCAAGACCAGGAAACTGGTCGCTCGTAACGTGCTCGACATCATTCAGGAGCACTACACTGAGGAGCGGGTGTTTCGAGTAGCACCCGCCCGCCTCGGGGGCGAGACCGAAGAGATTCGTGTCAATGTGCAGGATCCGGCGGGCGCGGTCGTCAATGATCTGACCCTCGGTGAGTACGATGTGGCAATCACCGATGTGCCTCTGAACGACACCTTCGAGGAGTCGCAGTTCGATGAGGCGCTCCGGATGAAAGAGTTGGGGATTCCGATCCCCGACGACGTGCTCATCGAGGCTTCCAAGCTCTCCCGCAAGCATGAGATTGCTCAGCGGGTGCGCGAGGCTAATGGCGAGGGCGATGTAGATCCGGCGCAGGAGAAGCTCGCGGAGCTGGAGATTCAGCTCAAAGAGGCTGAGGTCCAGACCAAGCTGGCTACTGCCAAGAAGCAGGAGGCCGACGCGGCGAACGCCATCGCGCAGGCCCAGGCCACTATTGCTGAGGCACAGGGCGGGCAGGGCGGTGAAGACCAGGCTCTACAGGCCGAAGCCCAGAAGAATCAGATGGAGATCGCGAAGCTGCAGCAGGAGTTGCAGCACGCGGAGCGTATGGCTCAGCTGGAAGAGCAAAAGCTGAAAGTTGAAATCGAGCTCGCTCGCCGGAAGGCGGACGAGGAAATCAGGGCGTCCCGGATCAAGTCCGCGCAGGATGCCCGCATAGCGAGAGAGAAGGCTGTAACAGACGTTGCGGTCAAGAAAGAGAAGGCAGCAGCAGATGCAGAAGCAAAGAAAACCGCAGCAAAGACTAAAGCTAGTAGCAACAGTTCAAGCAAGTGACGGCACCTTCCCAGGCGTCGAACTGGCTGAACTACTTGAGAAGTTCGCTAGATTTGTGCGTAAATCCACGTATACTGGCGAACTTGAGTTATCAGGCACCTTCCTGGACATGTCCGGCGGGGTAGTCTGGGATCACGACGGCAATGCCGAAACGAGAGGTAAGTGAGATGTTTGTGTTGAAAGAGAGATTACAGGCTAAGGAAGACGACGCCAAAGGCGGAGGCGCTGAAGACGAGCCCACCGTGCAGGCCGGACCAGGGGAGACGGCGGAGTCGCTGAAGACCATGGATGGCGCAGACCGTGGCGACAAAGCGGACGACAAAACGGACGACAAAGCGGCCAAAGGATCGGCCACTGATGACGACAAAAAGGCCGCAGACGCAAAGGCTTCGGACGATAAGGACGACGACAAAGCGGACGACGAGATTACCGGTATTCCGAAATCCCGGCTCGACGCAGCTCTGTCTCGCGCTCGTGCTGCGGAGAAAGAGAACCGCGATCTACGTGCGCAGCAAACTGACACCCCTGCCACCCCTGCCACCCCCGCCGCCGACGATGATGACACTTTGACCATTGCTCAGGCCGAGAAGCGCGTGGACGACCTCGACGACGAGATCGCCAAGGCGATGAAGGACGAGGAGGAAGAGGGCCATGCCAAGCTGACGGTTCTCCTCCGCGAGCAGCGTGAGCTGTCCGAAGGCATCCAGGAGGCTAAGAGGGAAGACGCGGATCACGATTCGCGCTCTCATACTACCGAAGAGATCCAGTTCGACCGTGTGGTCAATGAGCTGGAAGAGCAGCTTCCGATGCTGGATCCCAACCACGCTGACTACAACGAAGATCTGGTCGGAGAGGTCGTCACTCTCGCCCAAGCTCTGAACCAGCAGGGCCGCACTCAGGCCGACTCTATGCTGCTGGCCGTGGACTATATGTCCGGCAAGCTCGGTCTCAGCAAGTCCGAAATGGCCTCCGTGAAGAAGGAGACCGACGTCGCGAAGAATGTGGCGACAGCGAAGAAGATGCCCCCCGATCTTAGCGAAGCCAAGGGCATGGCCTCCGACAAAGGCGGCGTTACGAAGGAGACCGGCAAGGTCGCCGACATGTCCGAAGACGAGTTCTACACTCTCTCTGAGGACGAAGAACGCATTAAGTTCTTGCGTGGGGATGCCCTATAGCGGTACACTTCGCGAAACTCGGTTAGCGTACGATATGACGCTCGTGAATCGAACCACGTAAAAGGGTCGCTTCCGGCACCGTCACGAGAGAACGGACAACTTTGTTTTCAGGATAATCCAAGAGGATTGAAAAAATGGCTCTTACCAATTTTGCTTCGCTCACCGATGAGCAGAAGACTATTTGGGCCAAAGATACCTGGAAGAACGCCAGGAACGCTATGTTCCTGAACCGTTTCCTCGGCAGCGATTCTAACTCCATGATCCAGCGGATCACGGAGCTTCGCAAGACGGAGAAAGGTGCGCGTGCAGTCATCACCCTGGTCAAGGACCTGGAAGGTGACGGCGTCGCGGGTGATCGCACCCTGGAAGGCAACGAGGAAGCAATTCTCTCGTTCGACCAGGTTATCCAGGTGGACCAGCTCCGCCATGCCAACCGACATGAAGGCCGCATGGCCGATCAGCGTTCGGTTGTTGAGTTCAGAGAGAACTCGCGTGACGTGCTGGGCTACTGGCTCGCAGACAGACTCGACCAAATGGCGTTTCTGACGCTGACCGGCGTCGCTTTCACGTTCAACAACGATGGGTCAACCCGCACGGGTTCCGACCTTCCGTTCTTGGAGTGGGCGGCTGACGTCTCAGCTCCTACGACGCTGCGCCAACGTAACTGGGTAGACGCGTCTGACGCGTTGGCCGCTGGTGATACCGGTACGGTACTCGCCACCGACCTTCCTTCCTGGCGTATGTTGGTAAAAATGAAGGCGTTCGCGAAGGTCAACTTCGTACGCCCGATCAGGGGAGAAGGTCCTTTCTCCGGCGCGGTCATGTACAACGTGTTCATGCACCCGGATGCCATTGCGCATCTGAAGCTGGATCCGGACTTCCTTGCGGCCTGGCGTAATGCCATGCCTCGCTCCAATGCGAACGTGCTCTTCCGCGATGCGGACGTGTACTTCGTTGACGGGCTGGCGATCCGCGAGTTCTTCCATGTGTATAACACCCTCGGTGCTGCTTCCGGCAGCAAGTGGGGCATAGGTAGCTTGGTCGATGGTTCGGCTACGCTTCTCTGTGGCTCGCAAGCCCTTGGTTTCGCCGACATCGGCGATCCCTACTGGGTCGAAGAGGGATTCGACTACGAGAACCAGCAGGGTATCTCGTTGGGCAAGATGTGCGGAATGAAGAAGCCAGTCTTCCGAAGCCATGCATCCGGCACTGACGAAGACTT